CCGGTTTCCTCTTCATAGTGCGGACCGTATTCCAGCCGCCACGGGCACCCGATCGAATCCATAGCGGCCTCGATCAGGTCGGCCTTGTCATTGCCACGGGAGGACCGGCAGAAGAGATCCACGGTGCCTTCCGACATTTTCTCGGAGTGCTTACCGTCTGCCAGCATGTCGCGCCGGCCATCCAGCGCATACACACCGTAATCCTGCCGGAGTTTGTCGGCTTCCAGCCACTCTCCCTCCGCAAACGGAATACCGGTGGCGTTGAGAGCAGAAATGAGATCATCGAAAGTCATGATTTTGACACCTTCCTTTCGATTGTCAGCTCAATGCCGCCGTCCTTCGTCATGTAGGTCCGGACAATTTGGTATTCACGGTCGTGGAACATCAGCCGCGTTTCGTCATGGTACTCGATCATGTCAGCCAGCTTCAGAACCAGGGAAGGCTGCAGGCCTGCGCTGAGTGCTGCATAGTATTCCTGCCGCCCAACGCTCTGCACGGTGCAGTACACCATGCGCTCGGTGGATTCCGGACGATCGTAGACTCCATGAGACTTGGGAGCATCCGCAATCAGGTAGCACACATCAGAGTGAAGCATCTGCACCACCCCAGTCTGTGTATCCCGTAGCTGTCTGCAGCTGGGCCTTCTGTTCGTTGTAGGAAGCCTGCAGGAAGTCACGATCATCAGGAGAGCCGTGGTGCAGACGGACATACGTGAGTACAGCCATCCGCACCAGCTCGTCAGACTCACAGACCGCAGCCTGGGTAATACCGGCAACGCCGAGATCCAGCAGCGCGGCATGGATCAAGAGCCTGATCTCATCGTCATACTGATCCGTCGTGATCCGCAGTGTCCGTTTTGCGAGTTCCAGCATTGCCGGTCACCTCCTTAGCTGTTGCCCTGACCCCCGGCCTGAGCCGCCTGGGTGATCTTCTGCATGCCATGCCACACGGTCAGGTCAGCACCGGCAGTCTGCAGACCGCGGATACCAAGCATGTTGCGCTTGAAGTAGTCGCCGCCGTCATCGGTGGACACCTCATAGTTGTCCCACAGGAGCATCTTGATGGTCTTGGGATTGCCGTACAGCTGAGTGCCGGCAGTCAGACCAGCGCAGATCGAGAAGGGAACGAGCATTGCGCCGTCCTTGATGGTGCCGTTGTTGGAGTCGGTGAATTCGATCTCGAACACGGCCTTCTTCTCATTGGTGCCACGAACAGCACCGAGGGTCTGCAGGTCGGCCTTGCAAATGTAAAGCTTGGCATCGCCGGCAACGGATTCGTCCGCATCGTAGCCCAGGACGAGCTTGCGGATGTAGGTGGCATCCAGAGCCATGCCGGTCACGGTTTCGATCAGGTCGCTGGCCAGAACCTTTGTGACGATCTTGTTGCGAGCCTCGCGGCGCAGAGCAAGATAAGCGTTGTTCTGGACACTGGCCTGATAGTTGACGGGAGTCATCTTTTTGACCTGGTTGCTGATTTCATCCAGGATGCCCCAGGCTTCAGGGCCGATGGCAACCTTGTCGAAGGTACCGGGAGTGCCGCCGATGGTCTGGCCTTCGGTCACGGCCGCGACAACACCGTCGGTCTTGCGGTACGGGAATTCCCAGGTGCCGGTGCCAGTGGCATCAATCACGTCGACATCATCGACGATGGAGCTGACCACATTGGGCAGTTCGCCGATCTCACTGGAGACAGCCTTGGGCAGAGCAAGCTTGCCGGAAGCGACCAGCACGGAGCGGCCTTCAGCGAACATCGGGATCCGCATGCTGTTGTGTGCGACGAAATCAGCTGCACGAGTCTCACGGGGAGAAACGGCAGGAGCGGCTGCACGAGCCTGAGCCTGGTCAGCCAGGTTGGCGACGGGAGTGCCTGCGCCATTGGCCACGGCAGAGCGATTCTCAGCGGCAGTGTCTTCGACAGCGTCGATCAGAGCCAGCTGAGCCTTGAGGGAGCGGACTTCCTCGGTCAGAGCCGCGATGTCCATATCCTCGGTGGGATTTGCGATCATGCTGCGGATTTCCGCAAGACGAGCATTAATCTGTTCGCGATTCATAATTCATACCTCCAAAATAAGTTTGAGAAGTGCAATCTGCTTATTCCGCTGTTCCGTTGCGAACGCTTTTTTCGCACTCTCCAGTGCGGCCCCAGCACTCTCCAGTGCACGGGACTCATCGCGTCCTTCAATGGATGTGGCTTCATAAGCTGGCCATGTTACAGCCGAGACTTCAATGACGCGGCTGATGGCGGTAATATGACGGACAGGATGGTCGGTATCGAGCCGTTCCCATTTCTGTCCGCTCACGATGAACGCAAAAGACATACCGGTAATGTCTCCGCGGTCAACAGCAGAAAAGAGTTCGGATGCAGTTGCATTCCGTGCGGTGTCGAGATCGGTCCGGATATCCATGCCCTCGTCACCGATGGTGAACTGCAGTGTGGAGTTTTCATTGTTGTTCCGGCTTCGTGCCAGGGGGATCATCATGTCGTCATGATTGACGAACAAACAGATATCGGTGAGATCCGCACCATCCAGCGCACCACGGTCGATATACTCGGTATAATCGCCGAAGTAGGTGTGGATCTCTGTGGGTGTGTCATATACAATCGGCCGGCCGGTGATGTGATCGCCGTGCGCTTCGTTGTTTTCGGCTCGCATGGCGAAATTAAAAACACGCGTTTCTCGCGTGCCTTCAGCCGGGATTAGTCTGTTCTTCCTGCTCATCGTCAGGATCCTCCTCTCCAAGGAAGTGGTACTCGCCACGGATCGGGATTTTCTGTCCGAGTCCGTTGGGGAGCGGTTCCCAGTCCAGCAAAGCTCTGCCCTCATCGATGAGGATCATGCCACGGTCGCCCATCTGCTGGATCAGGGCAATCTTTTCAGTCGTGCGGAGCCATTTCAGACGGTTGGCAGTGGCATCCACACAGGATCCCTGTGCCTGCTCGCGCTCGCTGAAAAGCATCTGTGTCGCGACCTCTTCAAACTGTTTGCAGTCCGGATCGATCGCGCCGGAATAAAAAGCATCCAGATCGTCGCCGGTTGCGGTGTTCTGGATGATTTTCTCGTTCACGCCGTAGAAGTTGAACACATTGGTCTGAATCTGTTTCTGAGTCTCAGCGTCCACCACATACGATTTCGATTCAACCTGCCGGATGTCGTTGTACGTGTTCGGGAACAACAGCAGACCGCCACCATCGGACTTCAGATTGAATTCCGTAAACCGCTTCCGCTCTTTCGCGAGGTCTTCCGGCTTCGCGAAGTTCGACAGCCGTGCCATGAAGCGGAAGGTGTTGGAATTCTTAATGGCCTCACTGATGCCCTGATGCTGCAGATTGATCAGATCCATCGTGTCCGACAGTGCCGTGTTTTTCTCGCCGAGGTAGTCGTCCTTGTACTGATGCCGGACCAGGATGCCGCATTTGGAAAACTCAACTGCGGCTTTCTGGCCATTGCTGAACGTGTACCTCAGATACAGCTCGCCGGAATACTGCACAAACTCGCACCGGCTCGGCAGGATGGTGTAAATGCCGGTTGTGTCGTGCGTGATATCGTCGATCACCGGTACCAGGAAGCATGTGTTCTGCATGCACAGGATTGTCTCCATCCTGTACAGAAACTTGCTCCACGTCTGCCAGCTGTTCGGAGCGATCCGCATCCGCGTCTGCAGCTTGGGCCGTGCTGAACCTCTGATTTTCACGGTCAGCATGGACATGTGCCGCGCTCTGGCATCCACTGCTGCCCTTACCAGATCGCTTTCATAGAGTTCTCCGCTCCAATCCTGAAAAACAGGAGTGTACGCGGTGAGCGACTGCCAGTAACCCTGGTCTTTCCCCTTCGGCTTCGGCAGCCTTCCAAACAGTTTGTCAAAAAGTCCCATCGTATCACCCCACATTCCTCAGTTGCTCGCCCAGTTCGTCGTGGAAGCAGGCCCTCATGCACATTGCGTCCAGGATCGCCGCCATGCCGTCGATATGGCATTTGCGGTTGAGCTTAATAAGTTTCTTTCGGTCGTTTTCTGCGTTGACTTTGATTGCAGAGTCAAGGCAGTGTATTTTCAGCAGGTCGTTGTCGCCGATATGGATTGATCCATCGTCGAAACGTCCCTGAGTCTCATTGATGATGCCGGTCAGGTTCTCACCCTGACGGACATCAGACATCTTGAAGCCGTATGCTTCCATCTCTTGGACGAGATACTGCGCGGAGTACTTATCATATCCGATCGCGAGCGGATAGATCTCATATTTCTCAATGAGATCCACAAACCACTGGAAGCAGTCATGATAGTCCACGTAGTTCTCGCCGGAAGGACTGATCAGGCCGCGCTGCATGTAAATGTCATACGGCACACCGTCGCGAGCGATCGCGTCTTTGATCCGTGCCGCCGGCAGATTGAAATGGTAGATGGCATAAAGCTGTCCGTCCTTCTCGATGATGATGCCATAGGCCGTCAGGTCTGTGGTCTGGGACAGGTCGATACCGCCGACACAGTAGCATCCGCGGAACTGCTCTAGCGTCAGAGGATCGCCGGTGCACTTGATCACGCTCTGGGAATTCAACCATGCCTGAGTCGAGTTTTGTTTAATATTGCAATACTTGGTCAAAAACTCGATCTTCTTGCTCAGAGACTGATATGCCGTGTTGATCTGGTCCAACATGAAGTCCACTGAGACGCTCACGCCCATGCCCGGAAGGCTCTTCCGCAGCTCGTTGATGTCGTCCCACTTGGCCGGATCGTCGATCATGTAGAGCAACGGGAGCAACCTTGTCTCGCGGCTGTCGTCATTCAGGAAGGCCGTACCGCGTGCAACCAGCTCATCATAAATGCCGTCATTCTCATAGCCTGAGGACGAAATCATGAGCGTGATGGGCTGCTCTCTTGCGCCGGTACCGGATACCATGACCTCCCACTGCTTCAGTCCACGCTCACCTGGCCAGCTGCTTCCCTCGTCCGCTGTGGTCATGTGCGGATTGTAACCATCCGCCTTCTTCTCATTGAAGGCAATCTTTTTGATCGTGCTGTTGGTCTTCTGGATGAACAGGTCATTCTTCCGGTGCTTCATCAGCTTATCCAGAGCCGGTTCATGCTCGACATTGAACATAAATGCCGAATAGACCAGGTCAGCCTGATCCAGTTTCGGAGCGACGCAGTACAGCTCTGCACCGTACTCGCCATCCGCAAAGACCATATAAGTCATGATCGCGGCGGCCAGCAGTGTCTTGCCGCACTTCCGACCAACGACCAGAACCACCTCACGAAAATGCCGGTTGCCATTCGGATCCACGATGCCGAACAGGCATGAGATAAAAGCCTTCTGCCAGAGATCCAGCGTGATCCGTCCAGGAGCCAGTTTGCCTTTGTTGTGGTGGCAAAATTTCTCAATAAAGTTGATCGCGTTGTTGGCTTTCTTCTGGTTGAAAAGGTAGGTGCCATCCTCAATGCCGCGGACAATCTTTGTGTACAACTTCCGGACCCATTTGCCCACGACGATGGATCCATTCTGGATCCCCTGGTAATAAGCGAGGATGTAATTATCCACGGTTCAGGAACTCCTCGAGGTCATCCTCTTCCTGATCCGGTGGGCACAGATCATTCAGCTGTTTGATGATGCTCTGATAGTTTTTGTCCGTCGCTGTGAAGAGTCTGGCTGCCGGACGCTCGCGCTCATACGGATCCGTGCGCTCAGACTGCGTGAACATCTCCGTCTCGCCATTTTCCTGGATGTCGGCCCACAGCTGATCGAGCCTGACGCGGAGGCGAGCTGCCTGCACAATCAGTCCGTCACAGACTGCCATCTGATTTTTTGAAAGCCCTTTGTAAATCTTTCTAAGTCTTTTGATTTCGGACTCTTCCGTGATCATCTTCATGCAACTCACCTCATTTCCTGTCAAAAAGTAGGGGTCTATGAACCCCGGAGAGCGGAAAAGCGATG